GGTTTTATCGTTGTTGGTTTTACTGGTTTTATCGTTGTTGGTTTTACTGGTTTTATCGTTGTTGGTTTTACTGGTTTTATCGTTGTTGGTTTTACTGGTTTTATCGTTGTTGGTTTTACTGGTTTTATCGTTGTTGGTTTTACTGGTTTTACTGGTTTTATAGTTGTTGGCGTTGGTTTGAGACCATATAGGAATTGTATACCTGCTATATCATCTGGTCCTACCCCATTTATAAAATCTAGGTAAATGTGATACATAATATCAACCAATGTCATATTTGGGGTATGTCCTAGTCCCAGCATATGCCCGAACTCATGAACCAGCACTCTAAATAGGTAATTTTCATCATTCCACTTCTCTTCTATATCTAGGTGGACACGCCCATCTGATGGATAGAAAGCGTGTGCGAGCGTCCCCCCTTCTCCGTCAAATGGGTATAGATCGGAGTGTTTACCTTTCTGAAATGAAATCTTAATATCGGCGTTTTCGATGACCGATACCTCAGTGAACGTGAGTGGAGTATGCTGTCCCCATTCATATAGGGCTCGGTGGATAGTATTACGCATAACAGTCTGGTTGATCAAACCTGTCTGGTTAGATTGAAAATGTGTCGTGTTGAGATAAATCCATTTGAGGTTATTTTTCGGCCATTTAGCTGATTTAATTAAGTAATTATCTGGTGTTATTATTTTTTTTTTAAAGCACCTACATCATCTTCATCTTCTTCTGGGAAACCATCATTGAAGGGATCATCTACGTAGTCTGGAGTTCCACATATTACTGGAAATACGATCCTAATGACGGGGGTATCGATGATGCCTGTTTCTGGGAGCCCGCTGGCACGCTGGAAACGACGAAGGGCCCTGGTCTCGAGCCGTTTCAAGCGCGTCATTTTAACTGCTTGGAGGGGAGTAAGCGTATTCAGTTGGTTCAATCTATTCCATTGACGTAGATGTTTTTCCTTGAAGAAATCATTGTTTACGAGGTACTCAAGTACCCCCCTTTCAATGAAGATTTCACCTTCTGTGATTGGTTGAGAACTAATAGTAATTGTTTTGTTTTGTTCAAGCTCATTATATGTTGGATAACGGTACGGAATAGTAAACGGAGCGGTATATGAGCTGCCGAAAAAGCTTACATAAAATAATGACAACAATGAAAGATATAACATTTTTATCATACTACCAAATACATAACCCTTAAAGATAACTAGCCTAAAAATAAGTTTGTTACTCTAAAATGACATACGTAGGACCATTTACTCAAGCGACATTGATGTATGAACCTACCGAATCCTCTCCAAAAGGAGAGGTGGCTACACCAGGTACCATATTAGATTATATTGCAAAGAACTTATCTCATTTTCTTCCCGTTATCAAAAAGGCTGGTCAACTTCCTTTTTACAATGCTACTGAGCGTAGGTACACTCTCTTCGTGCCCAAAATACTCCCTCCTGATTTTCCACGTCTTGACCCTAACACGTCTATCCGAATTTTGAAGATGTCCACCATACCTGGAGTAATTACTACTGGTATGTTATCAAACAACCAGATTTTATTTCCGCTCGATAACCCAAGGAACAACATAGACGTCATAAAACATAGAGATGGTGAGATCAAGGTTCGAGGTAAAACACTCATCGAAGGAGACATCATGTGTAAAAATGGTATCATCCATCTCATAGATGGAGTGTTTTGGCCAACGTATTAATCTATTTCTATTACTCTTAGGAGTAATGGAATCTTACCAATCAAAATCTGTGTAGCTTTCTTTCTTCGTTTCCATTTCCATGAACAATGTGACGCCGCTTCCAACAGCTCCGATGACTATACCAGCGATGCCAGCATATAGCATCCAAGAAGTCCTCTCAATATCTTTGAAACCGCTAGCATTGATGGTGGAGGGAGTGTCAGGCACGAGCCCTGGGCCTTTAATCTTTTGTTCATACACCCATCCATTCTGTGTGTCGAATCTAAAAATATGTAGATATGCTGGGTTATGTTGGTTAGCGTACACGTATACGTCATTGGCCTCATGTTCTAATGAAGGTTCGTTGTAACCCCATGCAAGCTTATTGTATGATTTTGTGGTTACCACTCCTCGTTGTTGCCAATCAATAACCTTCTGTGACCATACTCCGTTACTTGTATTGAGGTACACGTCACCTTTCTTTGCTTTATCTATCGCGGGATTTACGTTTGGGTCGATGTTTCCTTGGAAGAAAGTAGGAATTCTGAGTAATTTGACATCGTCTGGTTTTATGGATGTTCTGCATTTATCATACACACCTGAGTAGAACGTCGTTACGGGGTTATCAAGAACCTTGTACTCTCCATTCTTAGAGATCTCGATACCCTGCCAGTCGAATGCTTTACATGTATCATCATTCTTACATGCGTTTGACGCGGCCACTGTATTTGCGTACGTTCCTGGGTTGCGCTCTCCTGTAGCCGCACATATGGGGGTGTTTTTGATGAACGTAGAGAAACCGACCTCCTTCATGACCTGTTCACCTCTCTTATAATACAAAACCAAGAGGATAATTCCGACCACCATTATGATAGGGAATATAAATTTAAGAATAGCTTTACCTGCCGCTACTCCTCCAATTACCGGCACTCCTATAAAAACCGCTAGAAGCGCTACCAATATCCAACCTGATAGTCCTTCTGATTTGGCGCTCGCGGTCTGAGATAGTTTTGACGAAAGATCCTGAATGAGTTTGTTGTTAGAGGATGCCTGCTCTGTGCAGTTTTGTAGAATGTCGTACATCTGATCGAAAACGTTATTCGTGATATACACATTACCTGATACTCGGTTCACAATGATTTCCTGGTGCTCTTTATTGAAAGCCTTACATGTTTGCCCTATGGTAGTAATTAGGTTCAATGTAGCTTCCATTAACAGATTCATCGTGTTTTGAGCATCTGAGAATTGTCCTAAATTGAGGCCTGATGTAACGCTTTTGGCCTCTTGGGATAATTCCTGCATTATGGACTGTTGTGCCTCCTCAGAAGAGAGAGCATCCAGGAGCGTGTGCATATTGACATTAGCGCGTTGGGAAAAAGTGTTCCCAGAAATATGTACATCTCCGTGTACGTTGCGTACGCTGATGACTTGAGCCATGTCTTGAGACAATTGGGTCTTTTGGATAATATTAGAGGATACCTTAGCTACCGCTTTAGTGATCGCGTTTGATACGTTTTTGGATAATGAAGCTCCCATTTTGATCATAGTATATTTATTCTAAAGAAGTCAACCCATCTGTTGGCCACACTGGTGGATTCTTATTGTTAATCCTCTGGATATTGATATCTTTTGCGATTGCGTGCAGTCTCTGAAGTACCTGGGCAATTATATCCATTCCCATGATCTTACACTTACGCGCTAGTTCAGACAACCTATACGCGCTGTGCATCTTCCTTAGGAACGCGGCGTTCTGGGACAATTTCTGAGTAGGTGCGCATATTTGTTGAGGTGTGCCATCAAAGATAGTTACGTTGCTACTATCACGTTTGTTTATTTTACGTTCTATAGTTGTGAAAGCGTTGGTGAGATGAGAGGTTGATTGTCTTAAGTATGAATCTAATTGGGAAATCCAGAACGTGTTATCGTCCTGCCCTTTATCTATACAATCTCCAAATTCAAAGCATGGACCTGCGTAAACTATTTTCTGTTTTTCTTGGCATAAATTACAGATAAATCCGGATGTAAATTGCATTATGCAAAACATTAACGATGTAAATAATTTCATTTTTCTTTGTTTATGTTTTACATAGATCCACTACGTGAAAATATAATGATGGTTTCATTACCCTAAGGGTAATGAGTGATATCAATCTATCGTTTTCTTACAGTACGTCTTTTAGTTTTTCTGGATGGTGATCTTTTTCTACCTCCAGAGAGTATAGCTCGCGCGATGGCTTTATCCCGAGCACTAGCTACACAATATTTCACACAACGAGCGGGGCTTTTACGCTTACTCCCAGATCTGGATCTGGATCTGGATTTCATTGTTCTGGGTTTGGACCTGGATCTGGACCTGGATTTACTTCTTGATGACCGTTTTGGGGGCATTCTTTTTACAAGATCAAGATAAAATTTTATGATTTAACGATTGACGAGTCCTAAGAGTATTTTTAAAATGAGTATGAGCTACTTGCGCTACTAGAATGTAAATAGACAACACCTACTACACCGACCAGTCCTCCAACGACTGCACCCACCTCTTTGTATGCCCATTGACTTCCAATGTACCAACCGGCTACGGCAAGCACGATGACAAGTACTGCATATAGTAAATAAGTTAGCATTTCTGAACCATCTGCCATTATGAATCTTTTGTTTAGTACAGATAATTTTTTACAATTCAATCAGCTCACATCGGGGGATCACACATGCCGTTGCTCCGCATATTCAATAAATGCGTTGTTCACATCAGGCGAACAAGCAGTCCCATCTCTCAACGCCATAGCGGCCGCATCGGCTACGAGCTGTAGTATTGTATTGTTAACTTTACCTAGGTGACCAACCACTTTGAAATTTGATTTACACGCGTCCAGCACGTATTCCCATTGTGTTTTCGGGGGAACTATATATGAGAATGGTAAGTCCATCTCTTCATAATCGAGATCGTCAAAATCAAGAAGCTCTTCAGTTGGTATACTTTCAGCGTACGCTGCAGCCATACGCTTACGCTCTACCTCAGAAAGGCGGTCAAAACTATCATCATCATCATCACTCAAATCACCTATATCCCCAAATAAGTCTTCCTCCCCTATGCTATTTTCATCCCCTTCGTCCCCATAGTCACGCTCCTCGCCTTCTTCATCTGAATCTTCTATGTCACTATCATACATTTCAATAAAATTCTCGATAAATTCTTCTTCGTTTGGATTAGAGAATAATATATCCATGTACTTAACGATACCGGTGATTGGTTGTTTCCACTTAGCAGCCCATTTCATACCAGGTTTGTAAACCACCTCCTTGAATTCTGAAATATTTGGTAGATCTCTAGCCTCTGAAGATAAATTAAGTATTACATCTGATGCGTTGATAGCTCGTTTTATACATCCCCGTCTCACGTCTTCAGGAGACCCTATATGGCAGTCTTCCCCGAAAAATATGGACATATCGTCGGCAGCAAACGGGGTAGCCGTGTATATTTGTCCGTCAACCTCTATAAATCCATGTCTATATTTCTTGTTATCATTGGTAGTCATCTTACATTTCTTTCTATAATTGGATACTACATCCTTCCAATCAATGTCAGTAAATTTAGCGAATGGTTGGTTTTCTCCCATATATGTTTTGAGGTCTTTCCAATAGTTTTCTATGAATATAGAGTCGTTTTTGTATTGTTCATTTATCGGAGATGTGATCAAAGCAGCGTATAGAAACGCTGCTTTTTCGGCCTCTGGAGAGAGTTTGTATCGTTTTCCGGTTTTGTCCATAAGTATAGACCCAAGATATGGTTCTTTTTCATATTGGACAAGGTACGGGCCCCTGTGGCGTATCATCCTCCATTTAGGTACATACGAAGGTTGTGAGAATCCCTCGACACGCGCCAAACGCTCGTTCAAATTCATGAATATGTCCTTATCACGTCTATCCTTAAGGATAATACAGCTCTCGTTGGATTTATTTTGGTCTATCTCAAAATCTACGTCTACGCGATTATAGAACGTCTTGAGGAAGTCCATAGCGTCCTTCCTATTAGCATTAAAGCAGAACCGTGCCATGTTTTTAGATAGACCAGAGAAATTACCGAATTAGATGTCATACATATCAAAGCATTCCTTATTACAGAATTTGAGACGCTGCGTTCCAACTGGGGTTATGAATGGAGGGGCGAACACCTCAGCGTTGCATTGGGAACAGTAAATAGGTGTCATCATCGAAATCCTCTCCCTCAATTTTTGGAAAAGACCAGGAGCTAATTCCTTAACTACTATTCTCCTCACTACCGGCCTATCCGCTGCGATTTCTGGAGTAACACGTACACGTATACTATCCTCATCCTCTGATATTTCAGGATCGATTAGTGGTATATCAACAACGGTTTGTCTAGCTTGTTTTCTTATGGTTGGGTCTTTGAGTTTTACAAGCTCGTAATACCTGTTTTCGATGGTACGCCTCATACGTTTAATCTTGGCCTCAATCGGAGTCTTGTCTACATCTGGGTCCCTGAATACCTCGGGAAGAAGAGTGTAACGATCCAGGTTGACCAATACCATTCCGGGATATTCATCATTTCTAATTCGTTTATGGTATATTTGAGGACCATCTATTAAAGGTAGTAGGAATACTAGAACGTAAGATATCTTACGTGCCAGTTCATAATTGGTATCAATTTGACCAAATGATGCAATTATTTCTTCTGCGTAGTCAATAAGATCTTCACCTGTGTATGTGGATTTTAGAACATCGTTATTTATGATCATTTGTATCGCTATGTCAAAACCATCTTTGGCTAAAGGTGTGAATTCACGTATCCAATCTAATTTCGAAGCGTTGTACATTTCCTCCGTCTCAACTATCAGGTCGTCATTCACTGTCACGTATGCCACATTTCCCCGAGAAAACACACGTTTACCTTCACATGCCATTCTATACCAAGTCATATTAACCTTGTACCAACCATCTTGGACTTCTTGGGGTATTGTAAATTGTGGGTCTATACCTTTAAGAGCGAATCCTCTGATCACTTGATCTGAAAAAGGGAACATCCACGGTGCTCGCCTGTATTCACGTTCACACTGAGATAAGATCTCTCCTGGCCCGAACATAACTTTTGGACGTTGAGCTGGAGACACGTCACGATCTCCTATCTTACCTTCCTCTAATACTTTCGCTCTATACTTTCGTTCCACCTGGTTCATACAGCCACGTTTATCATCTGGACGCGCAGTGAGAGGGATTGCTTGGCGACGCCTGATGATATCTTTCATATTCTCTATACGGGCGCGTACGTATGGGCGTTGAGTGAATTCATCAAAGTATCTGATAATATTTAATGAATCGCTATCGTCGAAATCGTTGAAGAATGTCTTTACGAGGGGAAATGGGATTCCTGATTTGAGGATATTAAACATCTTCACTATTTCACGATCTAATTTTAAATCTGGGACCTGTCGGTCCTGGGTCCACCCGGCATTAGCTACGAAATTATCAATCTCTTCACTCAACTCACATGGGTCCATATCTTTGAAGGGTCTAAACGGGTTCCTCTTATCTGGTACTCTTCTGGATTTCACAGGAGCGGAAGCACGAGCTTTCTGTCTCTGAGCTGCTTTTCCACGGAGCTTCTTCTGAGAGCCCTTCTTTTTCACTAAGGCCATTACATTATCTGCCATTTTATATCCATAAAAAAAACAGAACTGATGATCTTTCTCTTGTAAATAAAAACATGTTAATGATAGAATATCGTATCAAGTTACCTATAACACTTGACAAGTACAGTATCGCTCATCTCTACACGATAATGGAAATGTCAAAAGAGTACACAACAGTCGGTGAAGGTGTAGAAATCTTAGAAAACACACAATGCGACCAATCACGTCTACCTCACAATAAAAAAAATAGAAAGATGGTAAACAAAGTACAACGCACATCAAAGAGATATTATATACCAAACACTATTACATCGGTAGTAGGTTTGAAAGACTGCGTTCTTAGGAAATCATCATTTCATAGGTTTCCTCACTTCAGGACTACCGTTACTGCAGAGGCTGGTACGAAGGGTGAATTCACAATTGACACATTATGTAGGCCAGTGGATGATGATACCAATGTTTTCAAATTACCTCAGACTATTTTAGATAAACGATCGTTGGTAAACATCGATATCGTAACAGACATAATAACATCGGATTTTATAAAAGATATTGATGCTAAAAAATTATTAAATTTAGAAGATGATTGGCAAAGTACCATCGACCCCAAAATATCAATGGTCGTGCATAAATTAGTTTCTGTAGAAAGTCAGGAACCCAATAAGGATGTTATCAATTCTTTAGTTATCGAAAATCTACGTAAAATTTTCACTATATTTCATAGGAAGCTTGTATGTTCTCACGATCAATGGAAAGATTTAAAAATAAAAGATATAAGGACCATGGAAAACGATACCAAAGAGTTTCTAGATAAAAAACGTATTGAAAGATAACCTCATATAACCTCTAACGTAAAAGTTTATTTTCCTTATAAAAACAATGGAAGAGTATCTTCACTCTAGAAAACCTACAGTCATTCGAGAGAACTTCACCGATGATGGAAAAGATAATCTATCACAGTACCTAGAAAACCAAAAACCTATCATCCTTCACGAGGAAAGTATAGGAGGTTCATCACACGGAACTGTAGAAAAATTTTCTGAGGATATCATCATACCACCTCTCAATACAGATATACGGTTCAGTAAACATTTACCGCTTCATATACCAACATATGATGAGGCAATTGGCCATTCTTATTCACATCCTGACGCCACACTATCAGGTCAGAGAGAGGATTACTTAATCATTCCACCTCTTAACACAGATATTAGATTCTCTAAAGAACTTCCTTTACTTGATCCTCAGAGATATGGTTACGATCCTAGACAGCACGAGCATCCCGGAAAAGAACATCCTAGAGAACTACATACACACGAGCATACACATGAGAATTTCTCATGGGCGGTACCAACAAAAAATGATAGCTCGTTAGACCTAGTAAAAAAAAGTCTCATTCATAAAGTAAGCACACAACACGCGTGTGGTTCATGTTGGGCTGTATCGTTCGCTGACGCTATGAGCGATTGTTTCGTAGTTTCTGGAGCTGTCGGTTGGTCTCCTAACATTAGTGCTACATATCTCATGTCATGTATACCGTCTGGCGAGCTCCACAATATGTGCCTAGGAGGAAACCCCGCCGCTGTCGCACCTTACCTTGAACGTGAAGGGGTTGCAGATACGTCGTGTGTGGATTATTCCTGGTGTTCTGGAGATAGTGAACTATGTAAGAGTGTTTCTTCAGCGCGACATTTTGACGCGAAAACATTAGCTAGTAAGCTGAATGATAACATCCCAAAACCGTGTGGATGTTACTATAAAGGGGTCAAGAAGTACCTATACAAACTAGATTCAGGTAGTGACGTTTTCTTCATCAATAACAAGGCTTCTGTAGACGTTTTCAGAAATACAGTAAAGAGTCATATTCTAGATTTTGGTCCAGTAATTGGTGGTTATGTTGTCCTGAAAAATTTCTTCACTGGTAATTTTACAAATCCTAATTTCAATGGGGGAGTATACCTTGATAGAGCTGACTATAATGGATATAAGGGTGGTAAATTAAGGTTCAGTGACACGATGACGAGTGAGGCCGCAGGCCTTCATGCCGTCAGTATAGTCGGGTGGGGAGTAGCTAAAAACATTCAATATGACACTGATAAATATGGAGACGTACCGTACTGGCATTGTCGTAACTCATGGGGTGAAAAATGGGGGAATGCTGGAGGTTATTTCAAAATAGCCATGTATCCATTCAACCAGATCGCACAATTTGACAAACAGGTCATGACCGAGATTGGTGGACCAGTCGGTTCAATGATTCTCATTCGCGCGACCGAGCGTCCTAAGATGGTAGATATGAAACAAATAGCTCAAAAATATATACAGAACATCAAAAAACAACATTCGGATGTATATTACATGGCAGATCCTCAGAAGGTGAGAGAGATAAATAGACGAGACATTCTCGATATAGATGTAAAAGGAGGGGAATTCGACCCTGGGAATATTATATACCTTGGAAAGAGTAATGGAGGAAAATTGGTAATTATATTACTCGTCGTTATTGTGTTGGGAGCGATCTGGATGATGTATAGGAAACGCTAAACATAACTGTTGATAATTTCCACATTCCATAAAAACATGGGAGAACATGTAGTAGGACATTTAGTCCAGAGAAGTAAAAAACACCACTATCAACCTGGAGAATGTAGATGTTTCCATTGCTCTATATTCACAGAACGAATCCCCTGCCATTGGACGCATAATATACAGGACTGGCAGATAGGCAACGAAAGCTGCTGCGGCGGCCTATGCGCGTCGCAACCCAAATGCGCACAACCAGATAGAGATGAATGCGAGATAGGACGTAGTTCTAAGGGTAACGATCCTCTTATCTTCTATGGGTGGGATAGACAAGCACCAAATCTTAAATGTGTATACAACCTCGATAACATCGATACACACGCGCAAGTGCTTACATATAAAGATAAATTTGGAGATAATACCGATGTAGAGGCCAAGTACTGTACACAGAAGGTTAGCACATGTCCGAAAGGAATGAAGGAGTGCAGTCGGCTCAAATCAATAGGTGAAGGTGGGAACGAGTGTAGGAAGTGGTTTGAGAAACAACCATCTCATATTCAAGACGGCACAATACAGAACTATTGCCTACGTCACAATACAGAAGATTGTAAATGTGTTAATAGATCAGATAACACTTCGTATCAAGCGATGAAGGGGGCTCACGCGATTAACGATGGATGTTGGTTCACGGCATGCGCCAATAGATCGGGAAAGTACCTCGTACCAACACAGTTAACAAATCCAGCATGCCCAGATAAACTATGCCAAGTCCTTTTCGATATCATTGAGGATGGTAATGTATCAATTGATCACGTTCAAAACGATATCGTCTGCACATTTGATAAAAATCCTTCAAAACCTTCAAAACCAATACAACCACAACCACAACCAACACCTAACGGACCTCCTACATCTGAATCAGAGAAGTTAATTGATTTTGTGAGACGATACAAATATGATCTATTAGCCATTGCGATTCTCATAATAGTGCTTATTATAGTAGCTATATGCTGATTCTTATAACCCGTTTGGGTTATAAGAATTAATTCATTGGCTAGGATCGATGACTCCTCGAATACTCTTAACGAGGTCTTCAGCCTTCTTGTTCGAATATGATAGACCATGGTCTTTAGCGATACTCTTCAAGATATCCATCCTAGTATAGGAAATTATCTGACTTGCAGGAATTTCATGAATACCAATCATCCACGCAGCTGTTTTTTTATCAATCGATGTTACTCGACTAAATTCGTAAAGATAAAATAAAGCACCTTTAATTATTGAATAGTCGCGTTCTGAGAGTTTATCTTTGTAACTCTCGAAAATATTTTTATAATTCTGCCTATTACGATTCTTAAAAGCTAATTTTACTTCGGTTGCCTCACCCAAGCATATATCAATTAGTTTACGTATAAGTTCGGGGTAATCCCGACTACTCTCTGTATGAGATGGTGAGTTTTCTACATCGACATCATGAATTTCACGTGAACGAGAGATTTTCTCACGATCTATCTCATGTTCCCTCTCATGTTCCCTCTTATGTTCCCTCCTATGTTCCCTCCTATGATCACTATCAACACGATCCCTTTCATGTTCTCTCTTATGTTCCCTCCTATGATCACGATCATCACGATCCCTTTCATGTTCCCTTTTGTGATCACGATCGCTCTTATGTTCTCTCTTATAATCGCTCTTATCACTCTTGGGTCTTTCTGGTGATTTAGGTTTCGGCATTTTTGATTCATAATCCGGGCTTTAGACCTCTTCTATTAGATAAAAACAACCCTGTAGACAAGTATTACCCCTCAAATTGTAGTCATATCATTTAGAGATATAGATATCAAACAAATGGAAAATGAGTCATTTACAATTAGCTGCTGTTATTATGGTTAAAAATGAAGAAAATAGGATCGAAACCACGTTGATGAGTGTGAAGGATGTCGTTGATGGTATTATAGTTTTCGACACGGGATCTCAAGATTCTACAATAGCCATCATGAAGAGGTTTGTAAAAAAATACAATCTATATTTCCATCTACTTGAAGGACAATTTGAGGATTTTGCTACTTCACGTAACAAATTATTAGATTTCTCAGACAAGCATCTATATGATTACCTACTATTACTTGATAGTAATGATGAATACATATTTGATAAAAACCTAAAAGAATTAATTTGTGGAAGACCTGAACAAGGCTTCTTAATTCATCAACGATGGTATATATCTCATGGGAATGAGATTGATTATTACAATATTAGATTAATCAAACCAAATATAGGATTCAGGTACAAAGGTCTTGTACATGAGTATATAGATGTCCCTCCAAAAACAACGATTGGTAAAATAGAGATTATTCTTTACCAAGATCGGGTGAAAGACAATGACGGTAAATCTCAGGAGAGATGGAAGAAAGATCTGTTGCTACTCAAGAAGGCTATAGCTATCAATCCAACTGATGCTCGTACCCAATACTACCTAGCCCAGACATACGACTGTCTCAATATGAAGAAAGATGCTATGTTTTTCTATAAACAGCGGTCAAACAATAAGGACGGATTCTTTGAAGAGATGTTTATTTCATCATTAAAATACGGGGAATTAGAACAGAATGATGATGAGAGTGTTAAGTGGTATCTAAAAGCTTATCAGATAATTGAGAGGGCTGAACCATTGGTAGAGATTGCTAAAATCTACAGGAGGAAGGCCCAATTTAAGTTAGCCTTTATGTTCGCTAAGCTGGCGTGTGATACACCATATCCTTCTAATTGTGTGTTGTGGGTAAATAGGAAATGTTATATTCATGATAGGTGGCAAGAATTGGGAATTATAGCGTACTATGTGAATGAGAATGAATTGGGTAAAAATGCTTGTGAGAAGGCTATTGAATCTGGATATGATGATGAACTAAATAAGAAAAACTTACTTTTCTATGAAAAAAATGTGGTTAAAGAAAGCAAGTTCACAGTTGGAGAGTAAAATGTTTTTGATGTTATTTTTGTTCGCAGTGGTTGTGTTGGTAATTCTTCTTCTCTGGAATTGGCTATCAGGGGAAAAGGGGACTTATACAGATCATACTCCCATGATGTGGGATTTGCTAGGCAAACAGTTGAAACCTAAAAAGAAGGTGTCATTTGAAAGCAAGGGGGAAACTGAATGTAGAAGGGTGGTTGAACATCTTACTGGTAAGCCATTCCCGAAAACGAGACCGAGCTTTATGATGAATGGAGTGAGTGGATATAATCTGGAACTAGATTGTTATAATGATGAGCTTAAGATCGCCGTTGAGTACAACGGTGAACAACACTACAAATACATACCATATTTCCACACAAGTAAAGACGCATTCTATAATTTAAAATATAGGGATGATATGAAGCAACGACTATGTGAGCAAAATGGTATAAATCTAATTATTGTACCTTATACAGTGAAGCATGAAGACATAGAAAGTTATATTAAGAATCTCTTACAAAAAGATAATTTATTATAAATGTCTGACTTCAGAACTAGTAAACCACAAAGGCAAGATATCTTCATAAATGATATACAAATACAATCAGGTGACCCTCTAAATGGAGACACTCTAATATATAATTCAATACGAAATGAATGGATATTTATGCCAGGTCCTACAGGTCTTACGGGTCCTACAGGACCTAGCATTACGGGACCTACAGGTCCTACAGGTCCTAGCATTACGGGACCTACAGGTCCTACAGGTCCTACAGGTCCTAGCATTACGGGACCTACAGGTCCTACAGGTCCTACAGGTCCTAGCATTACGGGACCTACAGGTCCTACAGGTCCTACAGGTCCTACAGGTCCTACAGGTCCTACAGGTCCTACAGGTCCTAGCATTACGGGACCTACAGGTCCTACAGGTCCTACAGGTCCTACAGGTCCTACAGGTCCTACAGGTCCTACAGGTCCTACAGGTCCTACAGGTCCTACAGGTCCTACAGGTCCTACAGGTCCTACAGGTCCTAGCATTACGGGACCTACAGGTCCTACAGGTCCTAGCATTACGGGTCCTACAGGTCCTACAGGACCTAGCATTACAGGTCCTACAGGTCCTACAGGTCCTAGCATTACAGGTCCTACAGGTCCTACAGGTCCTAGCATTACGGGTCCTACAGGACCTACAGGACCTAGCATTACGGGTCCTACAGGTCCTACAGGACCTAGCATTACGGGTCCTACAGGTCCTACAGGTCCTAGCATTACGGGTCCTACAGGTCCTAGCATTACGGGACCTACGGGTCCTACAGGACCTACAGGTCCTAGCATTACGGGTCCTACAGGTCCCACGGGTGCCAATTCGCTTAATTTTTACTTTCGTCAAAAAGGTATATTAAGTATTACATATACTGTCTCTACAACACCTATTAATTTAACACCTATATATGGGGCATTAACCACTACAAGTTTTAGTTCGCTTATATTTTACGATAGTATCAATCAAGTATATAAAACCGATCCTACTACTAACTATTTTTATTCATTTTTCGTTAATATACGTATTAGTGGTTCATTCGTTTCTAATTCTCAGACTGAGTTGAGTTTCTCACTTCGTAGAATAGACAATGTAACGGAGATAACTTCTGTCCAGTTGAATAGACTTACTGCTGGTGTCTATATAGCGAGAACTGTTGCTGTTATACCTACACGTGTATTCCCTGGAGGTGCCGATCCATATCAAACAGATGGTTTCAAAGTATTTATGGTTAAGACTAATGGTTCTGATTTCATTTTGGATAATGTCAACAATCAAGAAATAGTGTTTGAAGTAACATAAAATTGTCACTAATACTTTCATAACAATTAATTATTATGAAATGATTAAGCTTTACATGATGTACAATCTTGATAATACCATAGTAGAAACATACTAATAATAAGAATAATGATACCTGTGGAGATCATAATCCATTTCCTCCTATGGTAGTCTTCTTTCGATGATAGTCCTGCTACACCAGCACCTGCTAGTGCGAAAGGAACAGCTAAGCACATACCACAGAAATCTTCACGAATTTCCTCTACCATTTTTGTATATAGTGATATTTTATCCATTACCACGGCCTGTTTCAATATTCACTTCATAGTTGGTTTGGTTTCTATTCCATAATTGTTTACTCATAATATCTTCTCTATGGAATTGACTGTCTCTAATCCAACTAAGACAATTTTTATTGTCCATGCTTACTCGGTAGTAGTGAGGTTTATATGAATCCATTGGGTCAAAATAGTTCTCTTTCACAACCAATCCTGGTTGAATGAACAATTCGGAAATGAAAGGAGTCGCTAGCTCTTTATTGTAGTAATATGTATTTTGGCCTCCGTGGATATCCGAATATGAATTCATACTCGTTGCTTTATAACCAGTTATATACGGTGTTTCCCATACTTGAACTTTACCATTGAGAGGTATATTATCAAGAGCTAACCTTTGTCCACCATGTGCGGGGCTTACAAGACGTGGATCTTGACTTACGAACGCTTCCTTGTTGCACCCTCGCGCGTCTTGTGAGACACATGGTATTTTATCAAAATCATCATCTAATGATGTGAGTGTGTTCATTCTCACATAGCCAGGAGGATATAATCTACTGCTATTTTTACTCAGATATGTAGTCATCTTTTGATTAGTAAGGAGAAAAGCCGAAAAAAATATATATGTTAAGCAAAAGATGGACGACATTATGATATTGATGAATAAGGTCATCATTGACATCCATGGAGGGTTTGATGAAACCCAGTTCGGGATTTTTGATGACGATGAACAGGACCAGCTTCGTCATATCTGGCATAATATAGCCAAGCGTGACGCAACGATGTTCATTAACATCCTTTCACCTGCTCAGAAACAACGTGTTGCATTATGGGCCGCTAATCGTACAGAATACTCAGTAGATGCCCTCGTTAAGGCGCTCAAGAAATTTACTAAGTTCCTCGAATCCTCAAGTTACATTGGTCATGATTTATACCCTAAACCAAAACGCGTTAGAAACACGAGCATATTCAGTATGAAAAAAAATATTCAGTAAATCCTATAAAGGTGCTAGGTAAATCGATGGCGTGTTGTTTCGTTCAACAAAGATATATTCAAGGGGATGATGATGTCATTCCATTATGTCAATTTAATGACTAAAATCATTGAAAAGAAGATTCCATACTAAAGCTAATCATTATATATCAAAATGGAATGCCAAATTTGTTGCAATAAATATACCCAGAAATTGAGGCGAAAGTATACGTGTATCGAGTGTTCAGAATGCGCATGTACCGATTGTATATTCAAATATATGATGGCCAACATGGGGTCATTCTCGTGTATATTTTGCGCGGCCCATATCCTCGTGACAGATCTGAGGGATTATATCTCCACTACCAAGTACAAACAGCTTACAGACAAAGAGGTGGATCATCTCTTCCAGTTAGAAATAAGTATGCTAGACGATACGAAAACTGCTCTTAATGAAGAACAACGTTTTATCGAAGCCGAGACTATGATACGATGGATGCGTAAAGATGGGATGACTGATGACCAAATTTTCAACACTTTATTAGAAATGGGATATATGAAAGAGAGGATAAATAAACAATTATCTCTTACATACACGTGTCCAAAATGCTCAAACATACTATGTCATTCTAATGATGAATCAAGCATTGAATATATTTGTGAAAATTGTAACGTTGTAGTGTGTGGTATTTGCATAGACGAAAAGAACCTAAATCATGAATGCAATAATGATGTTCTTAAAACGTTGAAACATATACACTCTACCTGCGAGACATGTCCGAAATGTCACGCCGTAATTGAGAAAGAGAGTGGGGGTTGCGACCAAATGTTTTGTACGAAATGTAAAACCACATTTTCATGGACTACCAAACGTATTGTCCTGAAAGGAGAAGTACATCACAATCCTCATTTTTACGATTGGCAACGACTACAACAAGGAGAATCGAGACACCCCTTAGATAACCCATGTGAAGGCCCTTTCCTCATTAAATGTCAAGATGTATTAAACAGTGCAATAATTATCCCTGAATCTTTAGCAGACGTGACATTAAACAAAATATACGATGGAAAGATTCCTCTCTCTGTTGATAAAGGATCATATTTGAAGTTTGTACAGGGTATGCTTATGCACTCGGTTGAAACTATTGTAGAAATACAAGAGAGAGACGATTTCATTAGGTATCAATTCAGGATTAGATATATCACCAAACGCTTTAGTTTCAAGAAATGGAAAATGAGATTCAAACAGCATATTAACACACTTCGTAGAAACAATGAAACAAAAACGCTCTTATTGACATGTCTAGACTCGCTTTATTTCATAGTATTACACGCTGATGCAGATACATTTATGATCGAACAGTTATTTAGTTTTATTACACAAAGCCTGAAGGACGTCCAAAATAAGTACGGTAGAACTATAAACTATGTCATCAACACAGAAAATGTAGTGCTGCCATACATGGTATAAATGATGAATTGTATAAATATTTATATCTCCTTGGAGATATAAATATACCAATTATCTACCTATACTGAAGCCTACTCAATAACTTAGTCGACCATTTTACTAATTTGGTTACTTTTGGAAGAGAAATCAATTTTGGTTATAAATTAAGGAAACGATGTAGTCTGGACGTCTCCCATAGCAGCCGAAGAAGCACCATAAACCTGATGACTCATATTTGTTTGTGCCATATCTACACCTCCAATTGTTGTCTCAGCGCCTCCAGATGAATTATAGATAAGGTTTGCAAGGGCGTTGTTGGTTTCGTTATTTACACCACCTAGAACGTTCATAGCTCCTTGTTGAAGCACCTGGTTGGCATTATTTCCTGCTGCAGCCGAAGGAATAAACCAGTTACCGCTGATTGGTACGATCGGTAGGTCACCCCTAATAGGGTCTCCTTGTCCTCGTAGACGTGAGTTTCTATTAGCATACATGTACCTATCGTAAACGATGGGTTGTTTCATTTCACCATCTTGAGTTAAAAAGGATGCCTGGTCAAGCTCCGCCGTAGTGCTTGTTGGCCATCCATCTACTGAACCCGACGCTACTGCCATATTGAGAACCTTGTTATAATCTCCGTTTGTATATTCTACAGAATAAGGATTGTGTGGGTCAAGAGGGATTTTAGGAGAACCTAAGTATTTACTTTCCTGCCATCCATACTGAGGATTAGATCCTACCTGTTTGTAACCCTCAACAACAGGGCCAAAGGCTGATCGATAAGCTGAAGCTTGGCCGCTCATCTCACTGAAACCGTGACTGGTAGTAGCGTAATTAAGAGGATCTGGAGGATTTGGTTTCTCTTGTAGAGGATCTTGGGGGACACCCATTCGGTTATAGTTTGGAAATTTCGTCCTAAGATCGGGACCATAGTTGACATTTGAGAAACGTGGGCTTAGGATTCCTTGAAAATTTGGGACTTGAAAGAAATCTTGGGTTGATGGGTCTTTGAACATCTTTTCAACCTTTACTTGTCTACTGGGGATCATCCAAAAATTTTCTTTTGTTTCATCTCCGCAGGTGGAGGCCATGTAAACCGCTGCTCCGAGAAGTGCGATCAATACAATTGTCAACACTACTTGATTCATTTTTATAGAGGTGATAGAATATTTTACATGACCTATTCATACTTCGATCATAAAATGAATTTAGCTATACAACGACATAATAAAACAAAATGAAACGAAATGATAATCCAAAAGGTCGTAAGGTAACTCACCTTGATATGCCAATAAAAGATAAGGTATTAGACACAGAAACGAAGAAAATGATACAATACGTCTCCTCTACAGTCAACCTTACATGTGGAAAAAGATACAAATGCTGGTGGTGCACGCTTAACATAGATGGTGAACCTATTGGTTGTCCAATCAATGTATTACACAGTCATGACGCTCCAATATATTCAACTGATGGGGTTTTCTGTTCCTTCAATTGCGTGAAGGCGTATATCAATGATAGAGAACGATTGGATGTGATGTATAAAAACAGTCATGTTTTGCTAGGCCATATGTTCTGCGATATGAACGGGTGCTTATCACCCGTAACGATAGACCCTGCTCCGGATAAGCGCTTACTGATAGATTATGGAGGATATATGACAGAAGACCAATATAGACATTGTTTCGACCGTATGTTATACACAGATAAGGGTATAATCAAGATGTACCCTACTACAACAATCTTTCAGGAAGAGGAGAAGCTAAATAGATGTTAAAATATTCATTTCTAAGATAAAATGTGGCTTAAATCAATAATTATCCTTATTATCATTATTCTATTCGTATATGTATTATGGAAAGCAACATCATCTGATATGGCATATTTTGATGGTACAACTATTTTCCAAATCCCATCCCCTCTATTCACGAAAGGGGTGATCAATGAGATTTCTATTGCTCTAAAATTCCCAAATAATGATATAAGAGATGGGGTCGTTCTGTTCATGCGACAAAATGATGATTTCCAGATTGTATATATACAGGACGGGAAACTAATTGTTAATACAAACAATGACACATCACAATCACTAATCATGATCCCAGATCTAGATAAAATAAATAAAAAAGAATGGGTCCGTTTCGGTATCGTTGTTATGGACCAATTCAAAAACGCTCCTGTATACTTTGGTGGAGCCCCAAACACTGAAATTCCAACAAATACACTCATACATGGAAACCAGGCAGAAGCAGTACAATTTCCAACAATAGGATTGATGGCATGTACAAACTACTGCTATATGAATGACACGAATCTCAGTAAATTATTCCAGAAACAAGGAATAAAACCTTACTGTTGAACCAGGCTATCCCAGGCTAGGCCCAGACTTGAAAATACAATTTCAAAAAATATTAGGAAGATTGAATGCTAAACAATGGCAGATACAACCAAATGGAACACCCTATACTCTGATGATTCAGAGGAATGGGAATCAGATGTTGATTGGGAATCTGAGAATGATTCCCATGTAGATCCACATGTAGATCCAGAAATTAAAAATCTTCTTGATAAAGTAAATCAATATGGTGAGAAGAGGTTAATAAAAATAAGTAATATGACTTCACGTAGATCTGAAAACATAAGTCTCAGAAAACTGGCGAGTAAACTTAGATTCGATATAGAAATTATCTATAATGAAGAAGATGGAGGTGATAAGGATAAAAAGAAAGACAAAAGGAGGAGGATGAAAGTGTTGAAGAAGGAGATTAAAACTATTAGGGAGAAGATAGATAAAAATAATAAGTATGATATTTACTATCTTAAGTGTAATAATGAGATAAAGTATAAGATCAAAGACGAGTTGGCTAGATTTAATGCAATCGCGTCTTATTTTGAGACTCTTGAGTCTCTTATGGAATACTTGAAATCAGATTTTACATCATTTTTTGCACCTTTACAGTGTGGTTATGAGATGGCAAAAGCGTTCTTTGAAGATAGTGACCAAGACTATGACCCAGAAACCGATAATTTGGATGTTGATTGTATTGAAAATGCGAAAATAATGAGGTGTAATTTGATGAAGGAGGATAAATACTATTTATCATTCGCTTTTAATATTGATTTACCAACAGGAAAAGGGAATAAGGATGTCCTCATTAAGAATATCGTTAAACATTACTATGGTGTTTAATTAACTTATAATTTCTTCTATCTTCTTTCTTCTACTTCTTTTTATAACCCCATTAGGGGTTATAAAAGTTTACCTATTTTTAGGGTACGCGTTAACGTATAATTTACATATTTTTCTTGACGCGAGGTTTCCTGGTATGCCTGTGGTATAAGGGGGAATTATAGCTGATGGACCCATACCATTATTTCCTTGAAATTTTTGTGTATTTTTTTCGATAAAATCTTGCATCATCCAACCGTTATTATCTGGGTTATTCTCGTCTTGTAAGAATTGGGCTACTTGACGACCGTTTGCGAAAAGCAACAACAACGGCACGTATTTAATGGGTGTTCTTGTTCTAAATGATAAATCCATTAATTCCCAATTATTTTGTGAAACATCCATATATGAGAAATTTACACCTCTGATTATCTTAGATAGGTCATTGAAAGGTTGTTTGATATCATCGCACCATTTACAATCGTTCGTGAAGAAAAACACAAACGAATACCCCTTATCGTTCGGTTTGACTAATTCACCATTATGTATTTCAAAATCACTAGGTGTTAAGAACATTTTTAATATATTATATTTCTCTATATACTGTTCATATACTCATTAGTTGGATCAATATGAGGACTATAAGAAAAATTATTGTTTTCACGAACATAAGGACTATCTCAGAATCTGGGACTATTGTTTTTAGAAATCCGTTTACAATAGGGAGGCTGAGTACAACGAACATGACAGCAGGAATGATTAGCCTTTTGAGTTGTAGTGATTTAGCTACAGATACTCCATCACCGAACACGTCTCTTATAACGTTAACGTCTATATCAGATGGTTTTTCCCGAGATGATGGTAGGTTTGTAATTAGATCAGCCATTTTCTTGTTATAAGATAATTAGGTTTGCCTACGTTTGGAGAGAATAACATCATCAGAGTCTCTATCCTTAGCCATCTGTTGCGCCAACGCGGTAATATCCACCTTACCTGTTTTCTTAATCTTCTCATCACGAGGCATTTCATCATCAGATGATTTTACGGGTCCAGCAGAACCGATATGTGTTACATTACGTTGGGCCTGTATGTCTTGACCAACAGGTTGCTGCTCTGATGTTTGTGGAGTCTGGAGCCAAAGAGCTTTCATGACTTGATCAATCCACATGTATATGTAGTCACGCTCAAATTTTTGTTTTGTTGGTGTGGCTCCGTAGTACTCTACCAATAATGTTGGCACGTATTCTATACCGTTCTTCAATAATACACTCTTGGACTCTTCATGGTCTACACATACCATGGTCATTCCTGTAACCTTAGGAAAATCCAGTGGTAGACCTCTGATATACGATAATAAGTCTATTGATGCTTGAGAGTAATTTGAGTACAGGAGTATGCAATGCTTTCTATCCATTTTATACTTTATATTTTGCCTTTATAGACTTTATATATCCATGGGTTCAATCTCCATGGGTTGAATTTTATTATCTTTATCTTTACTCTTATTTTTACGCTTTTCAAGAACGCGATCCAGAACACTCTCAGAAAAAGCGTTACGCCTCTCCGCCGTAATGTCGGCTACATCTCCTCCTCTATACTTTTTAGGAACGTTAGTGATGAATGGGAAGAATCGTGACTTATGATTCAGTTCAGCAGTGAGATTGTTCATACCATAAGGCTGGCTAGCCAGAACGTCAGCCGTTGAAACTATGATTAGACTATAAAAGAACACGAATGATTGTTTTGAGCCAACATGATTGATGTATTCATCAACAGTTTTTAGGTCTTCAGGTCCTGACCACTTATTAATGTAGTTTCCTAGTTCCCAATGTAGGTCAATGATCTTAGCAAGATTAGAAAAGTCTTGTTGCTTGAAACCTAGTTCTATTAGTAGGCCATTGATATTGAATGTACCTATCTGTTCCAAATTTTTGTTGAGAATCGGAAGAGATTGAGTGCCTCGTATGTAATCACCACCTATCTTAGGATGATCAGGGATTGAAAAATAGATGTATTCATTATTTCTTTTTACTACATGCTTGCTGTTTGGCGCCATTTTGCCTATGTCATGTATAAAAGCTGAAGCAGCGATCTTCTTCTGTGTTTCTATGTCTGGGATACCATATTTGGTTTTATTCAAAACTAATTGCTCAGCAAACAGAAGTGACCATATAGAATGCTCGAAAAGATTACCTGCGTGGAAATCTACGTTTACGGATTTGTAGAGAGACATCTGATCTAATAGTAGAGATATTTCTACCGGGGCGTTTTTGAGATCCATATTCTGCCAGTCTATTGGGTTAGATAAATTTCTCTTGAGCCATTTAAGTGGGTTGCAGAACATGAATTCAAGATGAAAGTATATTCTTTTATTTTCAACAGGTGTGTTAGCAGCATATCCTGCGTATTCTCTTGGGATGAAACTACACAACCAGTCGGTAAAGGGTAAATCTACTTCTCTAAAAGATAGACGTTTTTTATGTCTGAATATGAGTTTTCCAAATTCAGTTTCAGAAAATTCTGCACCAAAATATTTTAGGTCGAACATAAACTTTAATTGGTCTTTATTTTTTTGTGGTACGTTCGGGTTGTTTAGTATTTTCCAAATATTGAAGTTATTATCAAGAAGTAAGAAAATACAATCCTCCTTCAGTTCGTAGACATTTATGCATTTATCTCCACACTTATTAGCAAATTTTTTATTCTGAAGAGAGTACATCGCCGCGATATTAGGAGTACCAAACCAACCAGGTGAAATTTTAAAGAATTTCGATGTTTCAAACTCCACACTTTGATCTGGGTTTTCTACTGTAGATTTTATGAGCTCGACACTATTGATATTGGATTCACTCCCCATGTTATAATGCTTATATAAATCTACACCTGCTGGAAATTCTACATTAGCGTTGGCTAAAGCCCCGGAGCCGTGGTATAGCTGCATACCTTTTGGGAATTTAACTACTTGATATTCACCATCGAAATAATAAGTACCACATGAAAAATAATTCATAGGAATATGAGCACTACCTATATTAATAGATGTGTTCCATCCTTTTTTCCAGTCCCATAATGGAATCTTAGAACATGCCATTTTGTATAAGAATTAAAATTCGTAACCTGTTTGGTTAAGAAGCTGTTTGGGAGACTTTATGTGTTAAATATTTTGAATGTGTTATCTCTCACTTCAAATCTGTGCATTTCGGGTGTTATACCTTCCTCCCCACGTAATTTAAAATATCTGTCTAGGTTACTCTCTACTAAACCTTCGTATAAAGTAATCCTACCTCTGTAATTTTGATATATCTTTTCAAACTCACACCTTACTTCGTTTGTTTCGTCGTCATCAAATATTATCAGTTTAGTGATGGAATCATCCGCTAAAATTGTTTTGACACGGTCGTTGTCGAACCCAATAAGGATTACCCTACTTTCAATTGGCTGTGTATTATAATTCGGTACCATTTTTTGAAAGGATATTTGCCTTTAGCCCACATAATTCTTATAAGTTGAAATTTAACTTCAAAAATATGTAAAAATAAACAAACATGGATTTATTATTAACACATTTGGCATCTGATGAGATCGATGTAGGGGATGAGTACTCGATGTTTTTAGCATCGTATATCAACTCTGTAGAAAAGCTCATTGACGTTATTAGATCACTAAAATGCAAATTAAAGACTGATAATATAGAAGAATTCTTTGAACCATTAAGGCCTTATATTGAGATGTATAAGCCAAAGCAAGGTAGTATTTTGAAGACATCACATGCATTTTGTGACTGTTGTGAGTTATACATACCGTCGCATCTATGCGTTTGGGTTAAGAACAACCCAGAGCTCTTCGAAACAGAGATATCATTCTATTATCGTCTCTTAAAGCATTTCGGCACCCTTATCAAATCTGATGTTTCGCCGTACCCTGTCGATGAGCTATATATTGGAGAAGACACGCCTTTGTCGGGCCAGACCAATCGTGAGAAATTAAAACTGTTAAGTTCGGTTATAAAACATTATGACTATATATGTGACTACTTAATGTAGTCTAGAAATAAGTATCACAACTTGAATATCCGAGAAACACATTTATGATCATAAAGTAATAGACAAAATGTCCAATTCTACCAGAAATATAACTAAACAGATCGTCAAACAGCAATTGAAGAAACATCCAGATGTCGACAAGGAGAATCCTTCGGTCGAATTGTACTATTCCGAGTATAGGGATCAACGGTGCGTGCACCATAGTGCCAATGCCAAAAGCTATGTCTTTAATGGCGAACAGCTCTTCTTTGAAGGATACCCTTATTCAATTGAGCTCTCTCAGACCAACTGTGATGTACTCGAGTTTGAAAAGTGTAGATTCTTTGAGGCACATGAAGGTACCTTACTTAGAGTATTCAATATCGATGGAAAGTGGTACACGTCTACAAATAGACGTCTGGAAGCATTCACCAGTAAATGGGCGGCAAAGACAACCACATTTGGTATACACTTTGCCGACACGGTCAGAGAGAATATCAGATCTGTCAACGATGACGATTTCTTCGAAGATGAGATCAAAACATTAGAAGAAAGAAAGCAGGATGCTAGAGATTACTTGAATAGTGTATATGAGGCGAACTTAGATAAATCTAAGAAATACATGTTTTTACTCGAGCTATGCGAGGAAGAACGTATAGTTTGTATCACTAAGTCTCCTCGCTTCTTTAATATCGGGGTCTTCGATAAAGACAACAATTTATCTTTAGATGAAGATGTCACAATTGATGGTTACGACGTCCCAAAACCTAAAGAGTTATTCTTCGGAGATATTAGCGAGATGTTACATGCTCTTAATGAGATTGATTTCAAACAGATCCAGGGATTTGTAGCCATCCAGAGTGAGGAAGGACGTGATGATAAGCACTATAAGATCCTGAACGATCAATACAAGTACTGTTTTGGATTGAGGGGAAATACTCCAAGTATTAGGTTCAGGTTCATTCAACTCGAATACCAAAATACGATGGTCAATTTAAATTTAGGTACTAATCAACAAACTACAATTCAGACCAAAAAAGTACTAGATGATTTCTGTAACTTGTATGACTTTAATCCTCAACCATTACTAGAATACATTTGGGTTAAAATTGTAGATGACCTCTTCAATAAATATCAACAGAGGTATATCAGAAAACAACCAGACTCAACCATTACAGAAAATCAAGATAAGATTCTCAAGAAAATACACGGATACTTCATTGAATCTCTGAAAGCAGGTAATCGTCGTTCGACCGACAAGAATAGAATCATGGATATTCTCGCAATACAGGAACCAACAGCTCTCAATCAGCTCATTGCAGAGTATGAGAAAAAAGATAAGGATGAAGAAAGAGAACGTCGTATGAGAGAGATGTAATTTAGATAATTTAGATAACGTTATTAATTTAATTCGGCAATTGCCCAGTCCATCAGGGCCTTAAATTTTACCCTTCGGGGTAAAATTAAAACGACTAAACACGAAGAATCTAAAGATAACAGTTCTAATTATGAGAATGTATCAAACCGTAAGTCATTTGCTAAAAAACCCTCGTGCTCTTGTATATCTCAATGACCAGTACATACAGGAGAACTTTAAATTCAAGAACCATGATATTCAATTTCTAAAGTTATTCTGGCAACCTAATTTTGATGATGAATGGATTCTCCTCGACGAACCATTCATCGAAACGTGGCTCATTCAGGACACAAACCTTAATTTAAATCAATTGTATCATCAGGTCCTCACCATGTTCCATAAAGATACGGATTATAAACCGTCATTAGATACAAATACAGAAAGTATGTATATGGTTAAAGGGTATTGCCTTAAAAATCTATGTATTATATGCAACAAGCTCTTCAGAGACTTTTTTATTAGATTGGGGCGCGTAGCGCATATGCTAATCCTTAGTAAATCTATAGATGAAAACACAACTCAGATCAAGCTCAATAAAAATATGAGACAATTAGACGCCATTTCAACCAAAACAGATAACCTTTTGTTCATCGTTGAAGAAATTATGAACGAACGTATAGCAGAAATCGCTGACAAGGTTGTTCGCGATACGAAATGTGATGAAGTAGTAAACATAGTTAGATTACCTCAACAATTCAATGCGTCACAGCGTATGCCTTCTTACCTCCTCAACACCGATTATATAGTCATCAGATGCCTCCGTAAGAACTACGATAAGCATCTCAACAAAATAAAGTCATACATAGCCGATAGTTGCAATATGATTGAAGAGATTTTCAACTTACCCATAGTAAACAGGGGAATAGACGTGGTAAAGGCGCTTAAAGAGGATGGTATTAAGACCTATAAAAACAACGGGGTGTCAACGGATGACCATATCACCTTAATGGAAAAGGTCAAAAACATTCTCGGAATAGAATAATCATTCTTTATTCATTACCTATGGTAGGTAATGACTATGGGTAATGAATGAAATTATGGTTGCGTTAAAGGATTGGAAAAATTTGAAAAGATTTATCGATGAAGAATATAGTATAATAAAAGGATGAGTAATACCAAAAATACATCATCACTCAATGAGTTCCTACGGGAGATGAAAGCACCCAACGACCCAGCTCATACACATGTGTCAATGGGTACTCCACGGGGTATTTATGCTTTCGGGTCGAAGATGAAGGATTTCTGGAGGATATACAGAGCATCTCTCGATCAGAAGAAGCCCATGTATCTAGCCGAAAATCCAGGTAAAGAAACTCCGATCCTAGTCGATATAGACCTTAGAGTAAAAAAATCAATCCTCTCGAAAGAGGATGAGAAGCGCCCTCATCTCTACGTAGATAAGCAGGTTGAAGATGTCGTGATTGCGTACCAACAAGCCATTCATGAAGTAGTAGACTTCTCGAATGTAGATGCCGACAGACGAGACGCTGCATATACATGCGTGCTACTCGAAAAAAAACCGTATGAAACTGAAATAGGTGGGGAGAAATACATAAAAAACGGATTCCATCTTCATTTCCCTAAACTTTTTTTAGATAAAAAGGCTCAGGAAGTATACATAATACCAAAAGTCAAAGAAAGGATCGAAGGCTTATTCAATAATATCGGAGCTAAAGACTTTCTAGATACTAACTCAATCAATGTACACTGGCTCCTTTACGGATCCAGGAAACATAATAACATCCCTTACAAAGCAACTAAATGCTTCCTGAAAAACGCCGAAGAGGTATCTCTAGAGGAAGGATTGTCTGATTATGTTTGTTGTAGGTATCCGAGCGAATCACACGAGGATGTGGATTGTAATGGGAGAGTGAAGGAGATGTTGCCACGTATTCTATCTATTTTTCTATACGATAGAGCGGATAACTACTTTTATAATCCCAAACCAAGCGTTATCACTCCTCTCATGAAAACATTTGAGATGGTAAAAGCGAAGAGGAAACAATACGATAACGATTCTATTGAGCTGTTGCTCCTAGAGGCTCAACAGCTTATTGGTATGATTAATGTTTCACGTGCAGATGATTATGCCACATGGCTTCGTGTTGGCTTCTGTCTCTGGCAAATTAGTGGGGGCGACGATGATGGCCTATCACTCTGGTTGGAATTTTCCGAGCAAAGCGATAAATTCGATGAGAAGGAGTGTATATACCAATGGCAAAAAATGAGACCAAATAATTTCACGATAGGCACACTCAAGTACTACGCCAAACAAGACAGCCCGGAAGAGTATGAGAAAATGATAGATGATAAGACCCACCATCTCGTTGTCGAAGCTGTTAACGGGTGCCACAACGATGTAGCAAAGATCTTACATAATGAATATGGAAATGAGTTCGTGTGTACATCAATCAGTAACAAAGAGTGGTTCCAATTTAAAGACCATATATGGAAGTCGCTCGATAGAGGCACAAAGCTTCGTGAACGTATATCAGATGATAACGGTATTATCATCAAACAACTAAAAGCTAAACGTAGAGATGTATCCAGTACACTAGCAGACCTAGATTCAAACGATAACGAGAAAAAAGAATATGAGAAAAAACTAAAAAAAATAAATGACCTAATTAGACAATGTAAGGCCACTCCATTCAAAAATCATGTGATGTCGGAATCACAAGAGGTATTTTATAATCCAGAATTCTACAACTTACTCAATAAAAACCCATACTTGGTCGCCTTCAAAAATGGGATATACGATTTTGAGAATGATATCTTCAGAGATGGAAACCCAGAAGACTATATCTCAGTAGCATTACCGATCGAATATATAGATTATGGATCCATAGACCACCCAGAAGTGATGGAAGTAGATGATTATTTTCAAAAAATATTCCCAGACAGAGACATTAGAGACTATTTCCTAGATCAGGTGTGCCATCTATTCGTAGGTGGAAATCACCATAAAGTCATACTCTTTTGGACCGGTGAGGGAAATAACGGTAAAACGGTCACTCAGACATTATTTGAAAAGATGTTAGGTAGACTAGCAGTCAAATTCAGCACGAGCTTAATCACAGGTAAGAAAACAAATATCGGAGCGGCAAATCCAGAAATGGCCAGGGCCGGTGACGGCGTACGATGGGGTGTCATGGAGGAACCAAACGAGGACGAAATGATCAATGCGGGAACGCTCAAAGGATTGACCGGAAATGATTCATACTGGGCACGTGACCTATTTCAAAAGGGTAAGGAAACGAGGGAAATTCAACCCATGTTCAAACTACACATGATTTGCAACAAACTTCCTGGTATCAAAGATGCTGATAAAGCAGCGTGGAACAGAGTTCGAGTCATTCCATTTGAAAGCACTTTCAAACCCGAAAATCAATGTCCTCAAGACTTTGAAGAACAAAATAGGAAAAAAGAGTTTCCCATGGATAAAAATTTCACGGATAAAATACCAAGGATGACACAACCATTAGCATGGTATCTCATACAAAGATGGCGCGCGGTTAGGAAACTTGAACCAGTTGAACCAGAAAAAGTCAAAGTGGCCACCAACATATACAGACAAGAAAACGATGTATACAAACAATTCGAACAGCAATGCGTATTCACGAAAAAGGATACGAAACTCACACCAACAACTATGTACTCTCATTTCAAAGAATGGTTCAAAGAGGAATACCCCAACCATACCACACCAACTAGAAGTGTAGTAAGACAACGATTCATCTCACACTGGGGTGAACCCGAAAAAGGTAAGTATTGGCCTAACAAAACATGTAGACAAACACCAATCGAAGACGACGAAAACGAAAATGATTGTACGATCAATCCATTACTATAAATATATTTAGTGTAGTCATAACCTCTAGAGGTTATAACATTTCGCAAATAGTTGAATTTTTCTTCCAAAAACAACCGAATATGTAAAAATGGCCGGTCTTACAGAAATTCCAAGGCTCAAACGTATACCTACTCACCGACCTGATCACATTTGACAGGCCGTTCTTCGTAGGGTGCATCAAATCCCAAAGGAGTGTTATACGAAAGAAAAACATACCTGCACACCAATACTGGTTCGCCACACACAGCAAAAGAACAAATACGTGGGCTCTGGCTACACATGAAAGCAAAAAGGCAAACATCCTCATATCCGAGGAATGGGTACATAACAATATCCCCAGATTCACAGGTAACCTGGACGCGTACAAGTACAAACCGCTACCTCCTCTACTGGAGCTCAACGAAGATGAAAAATTTAGAGACATTGAAGGCAACGTACATGATGTGGAGGTGAGAGGTGTCAGAAGCAGAGAATGTATACGTTTCAGCTGTAGAGATGTGGCTCGTGTGTTTGAGATGGAATCTATTGATCATAATATAAATAGGATGCTTGATAGCTCCGATTATGAAATATTTTGTTCGGACAATCCCATACAATTGATGGGATTGTCCGAACAAAATACTGGAGGTAAACCTACCTCCACATATCTTACATACAACGGCCTACTCAAGATCATCTTCGCATCGCGCTCAGGCGTCGCTTATCGGTTCCAGGACTGGGCCACAACCATCGTCTATACAGCCCATCTCGGCACAACCGAGCAAAGGATCGATGTGGCAGCAGACATAGTAGGCATAAACGCTCAAATGGTCAAAGATGTCCTTACAACGTGCATAACCTCGATGCCCTGTGTATACCTATTCAACGTAGGCAAGATCGTAGACCTCCGTAAACACTACGAGGAGCTGAGACCTTTTAAGAAAGGGTTCCTATTCAAATGGGGAAGGACCAACGACCTGAAGAGGAGGACGGGCGAGCACATAAAAACGTACGGAAACCTTATATCTAGCACGTTGCAGCTGAAGTACTTTTCACCTGTGGATAATGTGTATGAGGTAGAGGCTGAGAACGAGATACGTGGTCATTTCCAGGGTAACGCTATCCAGTTTAGGAATCATAAGGAGTTGATAATTTTGGACAAGAACCAGCTACCTGGAGCTCGTGTATTTTACGAGGAGGTGTATAAGAAATTTAGTTCAGAAGTGGATAAGTTGTTGGGTGTAAATAGTATGTTGGAGCGTGATGCTGTGTATATGAAAGAGATTGTGAAAGCTAAGAACGAGAGGATAGAGGATTTAATCGCGAGTGTGAAGGTTTGCGGTCGGAGATGTTTTCGTATCAGAGTAGAGAGCTTGATTATAAGAAACGTGAAGATGAATATAAAAATCGTGAAGAAGAGTATAAGGAAGAAATATCTCATAGGAAGGAACGAGAGCTCGAGTATAAGGATGAAATAACTCGTAGGAGGGAACGATCTGAGGCTCGTAGCAGGGAGATGGAGCGAATGATGGAGCAGCTTTCTCTGGCTCAACAGGAAACAAAGAATTGCCAAGACGTTCTATGCCAGATAGCGTTCCTATCTCCCGACGAACGTGGTAGACTGGCCAATCTTCTTAAGAAGACACGGCAGAATTTGGAGCCGTTCCTCAGTCAAGAAGAGTAATGAGTCATAACCTCTAGAGGTTATAACATTATTCATCATCTCGTTGGCGTGTTTCTGCAAACTGTAGATATGTATAATCAGTCATGAGTTGGCAAAAATTGTTACTGGCGAAATTTTTGTAGATTTTTCACGGTTCTGATTAGGCACCCTTTAACATTTCACAAATAGTTGAATTTTTCTTCCAAAAACAACCGAATATGTAAAAATGGCCGGTCTTACAGACATCCCAAACACAATACCATTCCAAGGCTCAAACGTATACCTACTCACCGACCTGATCACATTTGACAGGCCGTTCTTCGTAGGTTGCATAGACAAACCCAGAAAAACGATTCAAAAGAAAAACATCCCCGCACACCAATACTGGTTCGCCACACACAGCAAAAGAACAAATACGTGGGCTCTGGCTACACATGAAAGCAAAAAGGCAAACATCCTCATATCTGAGGAATGGGTACATAACAACCTTCCCCGATTGACAGGTAACCAGGACGCGTACAAGTACAAACCGCTACCTCCTCTATTGGAGCTCAACGAAGATGAAAAATTTAGAGACATTGAAGACAACGTACATGAGGTGGAGGTGAGAGGCATCAGAAGTAAAGAAGGTATACGTTTCAGCTGTAGAGATGTGGCTCACGTGTTTGAAAATGATGACTTACTTAAAAATATATCACATTTATTAGATTCACAAGAATATGAAGTATTTTGTTCGGGCAATCCCGTAGATTCTACGGGATTGCCCGAACAAAATACTGGAGGTAAACCTACCTCCACGTACATAACCTACAACGGCCTACTCAAGATCATCTTCGCATCGCGCTCAGGCGTCGCTTACCGGTTCCAGGACTGGGCCACAACCATCGTCTACACGGCACACCTCGGCACAACCGAGCAAAGGATCGATGTGGCAGCAGACATAGTAGGCATAAACGCTCAAATGGTCAAAGATGTCCTTACAACGTGCATAACCTCGATGCCATGTGTATACCTATTCAACGTAGGCAAGATCGTAGACCTCCGTAAACACTACGAGGAGCTGAGACCTTTTAAGAAAGGGTTCCTATTCAAATGGGGAAGGACCAATGACCTGAAGAGGAGGACGGGCGAGCACATAAAAACGTACGGAAACC